AAGCAAGTTAGCGGTAGCGCATATACAGCAACAACCGGTACAGGTACTCTAGGAAAAGATATATTAACATTTGTTAGCTTTACTGACGGTAACCTGTATCTTGCCAACATAAAGAATCTAGTATAAGATGTCAATTTTTACCCCTATCGGTGTCATTGGATTAGAACCGCAAGTCACTTTCCTGGTTATAGCCGGAGGAGGTGGAGGCGGTAGCGATGGTGGTGGTGGGGGTGCCGGTGGCTATAGAACTAGTACATTATCGTTAAACAAATATAAAAATTATACTGTAACAGTAGGGGCTGGAGGATCAGGTGCAGCAGCAAACGGTTCAAGAGGTACTAACGGTAGTGACTCTGTATTTAGTAGTATAAGTAGTACCGGTGGCGGTGCAGGTGGAGGTGATAATGATCCTACTTTTGCAAAAAGCGGTTCAAATGGAGGCTCAGGCGGTGGAGGAGGTGCCGGTGGATTTTCTTTTAACCAAGGATGTAATACTGCTCCGCCTGGTTCGGGTAATGCAGGAGGATTTAGTCCAGTAGAAGGATTTTCAGGCGGATGTGGTAATGGAGGTGCAATTAGATGGGGTGGTGGAGGAGGAGGAGGGGCTTCGGCAGCCGGAAGTAACGGTACTAGTACTATTGGAGGAAATGGCGGTAATGGTCTCGATTCAACTATTACAGGTGCTTCAGTTACAAGAGCAGGAGGAGGTGGTGGGGGCGCCGAAGGAGGAAACGTAACTAGTACTGGAGGTACCGGGGGCGGAGGTAATGGAAGAGGTAGCACTTTTGGTGATGCTGGTACTGTAAATACAGGTGGCGGCGGAGGAGGAGGTGGGTGGGTAGGCGCTTACAGGGCCGGAGGCGCAGGGGGGTCTGGTATTGTCATTATACGCTATCCGATTACTTTCAACATTATAATAGGGGCAGGTCTAACCTCGTCAACAGCTATTGATGGAGGGGCTAAGGTAACCTCTTTTACAGCAGGAACAGATACAATAAGCTTTATTTAACTATGGCACATTACGCAATACTAGATAGCAACAACATAGTAACCACGGTTATTGTAGGTAGGCATGAAGGAGAAGATGGTATAGACTGGGAGGAGTACTATGGTCAAGCCTTAAACGGTACATGCAGGCGTACTTCTTATAATACTCAAGGTGGTATTCATCTGAATGGTGGTACTCCTTTTAGAAAAAATTATGCCGGTATTGGTTACAAGTATGATTCAATATTAGATGCTTTTGTTGCACCAAAACCATATCAAAGCTGGGTACTAAACGATCAAAGCTGTATATGGGAGGCACCTATACCATATCCTTCAGACGGATCTAAGTATATATGGGATGAAAATAGTTTAAGCTGGGTATTTCAATATTAAAATATACTTATGGCAAAGAAAGATAGTTTATCTATAAAGGTTACTTTTGGTAAAAGAAAGGGTAGGAAAGCTCGTAAGTCTTCAGGACCAAAAGATGCACATAAAAAACCAAGCCGAGGTCAGGGTTAATGTTATAAGATTATGTTTAAACCACATTTATTAGGATATGATTATGATGCTTTAGAGCCCCATATTGATGCTCGTACTATGGATATACATTACAATAAGCATTATATGAAGTACATAAAGAATTTAAACGAGGCCCTACAGGAGGAAGATGCAACCGGTCTAAGTTTAGATTATCTTTTAAGTAACGTTAACGAGTATAGTCAAAAATTAAAAAACAACTTAGGAGGATACGTTAATCATAATTTATACTGGGCAGCAATGACACCTAACAGTATGCAACCTTTACTTAATTTAGGTAGGGCAATAGACGATACTTTTGGTTCTTATGATAACTTTAAGACTGAGTTTAAAAAAGCCGGATTAGATAGATTTGGTTCCGGGTGGGCTTGGTTAACTAATACCGAGGATGGATTAGTCATACACTCAACGGCCAATCAAGACAATCCTCTAATGGAAGGGTCAGAAGTATATGGCGTACCTATTATACCTATGGATGTATGGGAGCATGCATATTATCTTAAACATAATGCCGATAGAGAGGCTTACATAGATGCTTTTTTTGATGTAATATGCTGGAGTACTGCCGAAGTTAATTATTTGAATTCTTTATAACTATAAAAATAAATTATATGCCAATTCCAAAACCACATTCTGGCGAAGGAGAAAGTGAATTCATTAGTCGTTGTGCCTCCCGGCTTATAGGTGAGGAAGGATACGAAAACGATCAAGCCCTGGCCATTTGCTATCAGCAGTTATCAGTTCAGTTGACCGTTGACAGGAACTGGCGTAAGGAGTTTATGGATATGAAAGATGCAGGATCTCTTGTATCCAGGCTAATGAAGAAAAAGTAATTACAATATCAACTGATTATTAACCGAAGAGTTATATCTTCATAAATCACGTATAATGGATTCTAAAGCTATTCTTAACAAAATCATTACTATGCTTGGCATGGTAGAGAATAAGCAAGTAGCCTTGGGTGGTAATGCAAATGCTGGCGGTCCTTTTTACGGTAAGCTAAAAGATGGTTCACCTGTTAAAACTGATTTCTTTGATGTAGGTCATACATTACTTGTTATCAGAGAGGATGGATCAGAAGTAGCTGCACCGGATGCCGATCACATTATTTATTTACCTGTAGGACTTGCAGGCGGATTCAAACGATATTTTATCACAACCAAAGATGGCGTAATCACTAGCATGAACCTTGAGGATAATTTTGACTCAAAGGCTGTTAGAATTAATTTTACATCTGAAAACGAAACAGAAATGCAAAACCAAACTAAACTTGGCTACAAAGAAAAAATGGCCGACATGGAAGTAAAAGATGAGGCTGCTGAAGTAAAGAAAGAAGAAAATATGCAAGAGGGTGACTCTGCACGTCTTGATTCTTTAGAAGAGCAACTCAACCAACTACGCAAAGACATTGCTGGCATCTACGAAGAAATGAAGATGACAAAGCATAAAGAGCATGAAATGGGTATGGAGATCAACGATGAAACTGCAAAAGTAAAGAAAATGCAAGAAGTAGATCAAATACAAGGCCGTGCAAACTATGGCGGTCAAGGTAGAGATGGTCAAAATCTTTCTGCACAGAAAAAGTTCAACGGAGCTCCTGTAGAACCTAAATCTCCTCTAGAGGGCGTAGTTAAGGTCAAGCAAGCCAACACTCTAGGAACTGTTCTTAGCCGGCTGGCTAATTCTAAAGTATAACAAATTATTAATAACTAAACATTTTTCGAAATGGCTACATCAACTAGTATTTCAACCACCTATGCCGGTCAATTTTCTGGAAAGTATATTGCCGCTGCATTATTGAGTGCCCCTACTCTTGATAAGGAGTACATCACCATTAAACCTAATATCAAGTATAAGGAAGTCATCAAGGTTTTAAACCAGACGGGAATTATTAAAGACGCTACTTGCGACTTTACTGCTACTGGTTCAGTTGCTTTGACCGAGCAAATTCTTCAGCCTGAAGAGTTTCAAGTCAATACACAATTGTGTAAAGAAGACTTCCGTTCTGACTGGGAAGCTATTGAAATGGGCGTATCAGTATTTGATAACCTGCCTCCCACTTTTACAGATTTTATCATCGCAAACACTGCCGGTCAGGTAGCCCAGCAAATTGAAACTAACATTTGGTCTGGTTCTACTTCAATTAACGGTCAGTTTGACGGTTTCTTACAATTACTTTCTAGCTCACTTACTGTAGTAGACGTTACTGCTGCAGCTCAAGTAACTAGCTCAAACGTAATTGCCGAGTTAACTCGTGTAGTAAACGCTATTCCAAATACTGTTTATGGCAAAGAGGACTTGTACATTTACATACCAACAAACGTAGTCAAAGCCTACCAAGTAGCTTTGGGTACTGCTAACTATCAGTTTAACGCTTACACTGGATTTGCACCTTTGAACTTCCAGGGAATAAATTTGGCACACTGCCCCGGGTTACCATCTAACACTATGGTAGCTGCACAGAAGTCAAACCTGTTCTTCGGTACTGCTCTATTGTCGGATAAGAATGAGGTCAGGGTATTAGATATGGCCGACCTTGACGGTAGTCAGAATGTAAGAATGATTATGCGATACACGGCAGGTGTACAGTTTGGTATTGGTGCCGATATTGTACTATACTCAAGCCTGGTATAAACCAACATATCTCGTAAGGGGTTAGGAATCAGAACCCTGCCCCTTACATTTTTATTAAAAAAAGTAAACTAAATATAACATGGCCTGCGACATCAGCTTAGGAAGAAATGAACCTTGTAAAGACAGTATAGCTGGTCTTCAAGCCGTATATTTTATTAATTTCAATACTGGTAGCTTTACTTTAAATGCTAACGATGTAATAACTGCATTTCCTTCGTGTTCAGCATTTAAGTATGAGTTAAAAGGAACTAATGGATATACGGAGACAGTAAATACGTCTAGGGACAATGGTACTACTTTCTTCAGTCAAGAGCTTAGCCTTCAGCTCAAAAAACTTGAGGCTACGGCTACTAAAGAGTTTAAACTACTCGCATATGGTAGACCAAAGATTGTAGTATGGACTAGACAAGGAGATGCCTTGCTTGTAGGTAAAGATTACGGTGCAGATATGACTGGTGGTACAATAACTACTGGAACTGCATACGGAGACCTTTACGGATATACAGCAACGTTTACCGGTCAAGAGCCTCTACCTGCTAATTTTATTTCAGGATCAACTTCTACAAATCCATTTGCTGCAGTTACTAACCCACCAACTGTAGTATACGGAACTGCTAGTTGATAATTCGGCGGTAGAAATAATACGCCGTTTATATACACTCCTTTAGTGCTCCTATTATCGAGAGGCCCTTTCTAGGGCCTTTCCTTTTTTATAGCATTTTTTAGATTAGCTATCGGCCTGTACAAGTCAATGTAAAACTGTTCTCTCCCTTTGAGTTCCTTGGGAGATTGAAGTATCTCCAGGATCCTATATTCGTATCTTTCAAAACCGTTACGCTCAATAAGCATATGTAAAAACGGTATTATTCCAGAGGCTTGTTTATGGCAATGATATCTAGCTCTAAGCTGACCGCTGCCTACATACACTATACTTCCAGACTCCTTATCTACTAAAGAATAAACACCAATACCATAGCTGTTATTCTGCTTTCTCATCCTACTCTTCCAGCATACCTTACAGTAATACATTCTACCTAAACTTTCTTTCTTATTTTTATGGAAGTCTTCTAGATCTTTAATTTCTCTGCATTGTGTGCAAACTCTCATGTTAAATAATATAGAATTGAAAATAAGTGTTATAACTTAAATAACCGACTAAATTGAATATTGTAACACCTAATCCTCCAGGGCAGATAAGGTTTCAGGTAAAGACTAGACCTACTCAAGATTTTACTCCTTTAAAGGTTAGAATGTACTTTACTAACGAGGAATCATATGTTACAGGGAGTACTATAGTAACGGCATCTTACGATACAAACGATTTCCTAAACGTAACTGCTTCATTATATACTTCAGCAAGTAATTTTTTTAGCTTTCAGCTTTATCAACTAAGCGGTAGTAATAACGTAGACTGTACTGAATTGTATAGGGGCGAATTATATCCAACTACGCAATCGGCATATACTACTGACAGTGATCCTTTCTATTCTTATACAGGAAGCAATAACGATTATATAATCTACCAATAATGAGTACAAACAAAAATAGCTTCAGGGTTTTAAACCTTAGTCAAGAGGGCGGATATATCTTACCTAAAGTATCTGAGTCTAGCCGTTCAAAAAAAGCCTGGGTTCAATACGGAATAGTTAGCACGGATGATTTCTTTTCAGAGCTCATAAAAGCATACGAAACCTCACCAACCAATCAGGCATGTGTAGATGCTAGTACTGACTTAATTTACGGTAAAGGTATTAAGGCTAAGAACAATCAACCTTTAGAAGATTATTTATACTCCCTTACTACAGATGAGGAGATAAGGAAGATTGCTTTTGATTATAAGCTTTTTGGTAATGCTGCAATACAGGCAGTCTTTAATACTGATAGAGATAAGATTGTAGGATTCTATCATATGCCTGTAGATACTTTAAGATGTGAAAAGGTAGACGAATTAGGTAACATACCAGGCTTTTATTATTCTCCTGATTGGACTAACAAAGCTATTAGGCATAAGTATATACCAGCCTTTGGTCAGAATCAATACGAAGATGACGTTCAGATAATTTATTTTAAAAAGTATTCACCAGGTAAATTTTACTATGGTATCCCTGATTACTATTCATCTATTCAATACTGTGCAGTAGAGGAG